AAACACAAATTATTTTTGATTCACGATCAGATACTGTAAGACATGTTTATGATATAGAAAAAAATTATGAATGGTTGAGCATACCTCAAAGAACAAAACCTTGGTTACAACAAGAGGTATTTCATAAGTATCGTAGTGAAACAAATATGATGAGATATATCTATGAATTGGTATCAAAAGATTTCTCATTAGTCAATGGTATGATGCCACTTGGTAGTTGTACTATGAAACTTAATGCAGCAGCAGAACTGATGCCAGTATCATGGCCTGAATTTGCAAATATTCATCCATTTGCTCCTAAAATTCAGACACATGGTTATCAAAGAATTGTAGATGATCTAAAAGAATGGTTGTGTGATGTTACAGGTTTTGCAGATATAAATTTACAACCAAATGCTGGTTCTCAAGGTGAGTATGCTGGTCTTCTTGCAATTCAAGAATACCATAAAAGTCGTGGTGATGATAAAAGAAATGTATGTTTGATACCTACAAGTGCACACGGAACAAATCCAGCATCTGCAGTGATGGCAGGTATGAAAATAGTTCCTGTTAAGTGTGACGATGAAGGTAATATCGATTTAAAAGATTTAGAAAAGCAAGCACTTATGAATTATCTTGAGTTGTCTTGTATTATGATTACATATCCATCAACTCATGGTGTATTTGAACCAACCATTAAAGACATTTGTAAAATTATACATGAAAATGGTGGCCAAGTTTATCTTGATGGTGCAAACTTAAATGCACAAGTCGGACTTGCAAAACCATGTAATTATGGTGCAGACGTATGCCATCTTAATTTACATAAAACATTTTGTATTCCTCATGGTGGTGGTGGGCCAGGTGTAGGCCCAATTGGTGTTGCAGAACATTTAGTTCCTTTTATGAATCAAAGAGTATCAGCAGCAGAACAAGGTAGTGCAAGTATATTACCAATCAGTTGGATGTATATTCGTATGATGGGTGCTGATGGATTAAGAAAAGCAAGTGAAGTATCTTTACTTACAGCAAACTGGTTAGTCCATCGTATCGAACCATTCTTTAAAGTATTATACAAAGGTAATAATGGAAGAGTCGCACACGAATGTATATTTGATGTCAGACATTTTGAGGGTATTACTGCTGAAGATGTCGCAAAGAGATTAATGGATTATGGTTTTCATGCACCGACATTATCTTGGCCAGTTACAGGAACAGTAATGGTTGAACCAACTGAAAGCGAATCTTTATATGAACTTGAAAGATTTGGTTCAGCAATGGTAAGTATCCGAAGAGAGATTGATAAGAACAAAGATATTTTGAAAAATGCACCCCATACAGCAAAGGTTGTAAGTTCTGATAAATGGGTGTATAATTATAGTCGTGAGGAAGCAGCGTATCCTGTAGACCAAACAAATAAGTTTTGGCCAGCGATATCTAGAATAGACAATGTTTATGGAGATCGTAATCTTGTCTGCTCTTGTGCTAACTATTTTGATAATGAAGATGGAACTTAAAGATTGGTTAAATTCAATTAACCAAACAAAGAAAAATTTAATAGATGAAGATCCTTTATTAGAAAAAGAGTATTCACCATATATTATCAATCGTATTTACTCTGGACATCTTGATGCGATTATGTTTTCTAACGAAATGAATCAGTATCATTTTTTACCAAAGAAGATGCAATATGATTTTTATCTAAATACACTCAGATCCAAGAAGAGATTTTCTCCTTGGTTACGTAAAGATGAGATTAAAGACCTTGACTTGGTAAAACGTTATTATGATTATAGTAACGAAAAGGCAAAACAAGCTCTAAGAATCCTATCAAAAGAACAACTTAATTTTATAAGATCTAAATTTGAAATTGGAGGAAGACAATGAGTGTGGTTCAAGAACCTGTAGTGAAATGGGCACCTGATCAAATGGTTGAGGTAACTCTTAATGAACCAGATGATTTTCTAAAAGTAAGAGAAACTCTCACGAGGATTGGAGTAGCATCCCGTAAAGAAAAAAAGATATACCAGTCATGTCATATTCTTCATAAGCAAGGAAGATATTTTATTGTACATTTTAAAGAACTATTTGCATTAGATGGTAAACATGCCAATCTAACTCAGAATGATGTTCAACGTCGTAATAGAATTATTCAACTTCTTGCTGATTGGGGATTAATTAGTATTAGTGATATAAGTAAAATACAAGATATTGCTCCATTAAATCAAATCAAAGTATTAGCATATAAAGATAAAACTGATTGGATACTTGAAACAAAATACAATATAGGTAGTAAGAAAAAAAAATCAGAAGAGTAATCATGAATGTGAGTATTGGGAGTAAAAACCGAACTACTGTGTAAACTTAAACTGTTATAATTAGTATTGAATGCCGTAATGGATTCACAAAATACAAACTCGCTTAATAAGGAGCTACTATCATGGGTACACTAGCAAGATACCACGCTGCAAATCTTCCAGAATTGATGGAGAAGATTACAAGAAACAGCATAGGAATGGATGATTATCTCAATAGATTTTGGGAAGATACACCTACATCCAATTATCCACCATATAATCTAATAAGTGTTAACAATCACGAATCAAGACTTGAGATTGCACTTGCAGGATTTAAGAAAAAAGATGTAAACGTATATACAGAATACGGAAGATTGATTATTGAGGGAAATAAAGAAGAGAAAGAAGAACCTGAGAACTATGCTCATAGAGGATTAGCACAACGTTCTTTCACAAGACAATGGGCACTCTCTGACGATACAAAAGTAGAGAATGTAAAATTTGAGGATGGAATGCTAACTATTAAATTAGGTAAAGTAATTCCAGAGCATCATGCTCGTAAAGAATATCTCTAAATATAAATGAGTTCGAGATAGATCAGGGTTCCTTGACGGAACCCTTTTTTATTGCTATAATATATGTGCCAGAGATATACTGGCTGCGGTATTCCCCTTTGGTGGGTTCAGGAATAGCGGCTATAGGAACCTACCATATTATTAAACAAAACTAATGTCAGTTAAACTTGCTTTATTAAAATCAGGTGAACATATTATCTCAGATCTTAAAGAACTTATATCTGATGATAAAGTATGTGGTTATTTGTTTGCCAAACCACATGTTGTAACTTATAAAAAAACAGCAATCGTTCTCACTGAAGAAAAAGAAACTTCTAGTGATTTGCAAGTTTCTTTAGCACCTTGGATTATTTTTTCTAAAGATGAAAAAATTCCTGTTTCACCAGAATGGATTGTATCGATTGTAGAACCTATAGATACAATTAGAAAAATGTATGAGGAAAAGATAAATGCAGAAAATAATTAAACTTGTAGTTCTTGAGCATTATAAGTTAATTTCTAAAATTGAGGAATCTCCCTCTGAATTGGGAGAACCTGATTGTCTTTTAATTAATCCTTATGTTATTAAAGATGATAAATCTTTGGAACCATTTTTGGACGGATTAACTAAAGAGGTTGAATTTATGATGAGTTCTGATAAAATACTTACATTGGCTGAACCCACACCTACATTACTTGAAGATTATCAGAACATTATTAAATAATGAGATTTTATACAAATGTTCAAATGGTTGGAGATAACTTTCTGGTTCGTGGTGTTGAAAATGGTAAACACTTTGCAACCAGAGAAAAATTTTATCCAACCCTTTTTGTTCCTTCTAAAAATAAATCCAAATATAAAACTTTGGAAGGAGATTATGTAGAATCAGTAGAACCTGGTTCTGTAAGAGATTGTCGTGAGTTTATAAAGAAGTATGACGGTGTGGAGAATTTTAGAGTATATGGTAATGAGAGATTTATTTATCAATATATTTCTGAAAAATATCCAGAAGATGAAATTAAGTTTGATACAAGTCAGATTAAGATAACCACAATTGATATTGAGGTTGCATCAGAAAATGGATTTCCTGATGTAGAATCTGCTGCAGAAGAAATACTACTTATTTCTCTTCAAGATTATAATACCAAACAAATTCGCACATGGGGATTAGGTGCATTTAACAATAAACAAGAGAATGTAATATACAAATCATTCAAAACTGAATATGAACTTCTTCGTTCTTTTATTAATTGGTGGATGATTGAAGACAATACACCAGAGGTTATTACTGGATGGAATAGTGAATTATATGATATTCCATATTTGGCTCGTCGTTTAGATAGGATACTTGGTGAGAAGTTGATGAAACGTTTATCACCTTGGGGTTTGGTGACTGAAAGAGAAATTCATATTATGGGTCGCAAAAATATTACATATGATATTGGTGGTGTTACTCAACTTGATTATCTCAATCTTTATAAAAAATTTACTTACAAGGCACAAGAATCTTATAGGTTGGATTATATTGCTAGTGTTGAACTCGGACAGAAGAAACTTGACCACTCTGAGTTTGATACGTTTAAGGACTTCTATACAAAAGGTTGGCAGAAGTTTGTTGAGTATAATATAATTGACGTGGAACTTGTTGACCGTTTGGAAGACAAGATGAAACTGATTGAACTTGCCATAGTTATGGCATATGACGCAAAGGCAAATTATGCTGATGTATTTTCTCAGGTTCGTATGTGGGATACGATAATTTACAATTATTTAAAAAAGAAGAATATTGTTATACCTCCAAAAGAAAAAACTGATAAAGATGCAAAATATGCAGGAGCATATGTCAAAGAACCAATATCTGGCAAATATGATTGGGTGGTTAGTTTTGATCTCAATAGTCTGTATCCTCATCTTATTATGCAGTATAATATCAGTCCAGAAACACTCAGGGAAACTAGGCATCCCAGTGCGAGCGTTGAAGGGTTACTAAATCAAGAGATAAAGATTGATGGAGATTATGCAGTTTGTGCAAATGGAGCACAATATAGGAAGGATGTACGTGGGTTCCTTCCTGAACTCATGGAAAAAATTTACAAAGACCGCACCATCTACAAGAAGAAGATGCTTGCTGCAAAACAGGAGTATGAAAAAAAGAAAACGAAAACACTTGAGAAAGAGATTGCTAGGTGTAACAACATCCAGATGGCAAGGAAAATTCAACTTAACAGTGCTTATGGTGCTATTGGTAATCAATATTTTCGCTATTATAAACTTGCCAACGCAGAAGCTATTACACTATCTGGTCAGGTTTCTATTCGTTGGATAGAAAACAAAATGAATGCATACCTAAACAAAATACTAAAAACGGAGGGTAAAGACTATGTTATTGCTAGTGATACTGACAGTATCTATCTCAACTTGGGTGATCTTGTCGATAGGGTATACGAGGGCAGAGAGAAGAATGTTAAAGGGATCGTTGATTTCCTTGACAAGGTGTGTGAGGTGGAATTTGAAAAATATATTTCTAATTCTTATCAAACGTTGGCCGACTATGTAAATGCTTATGATCAGAAGATGTTTATGAAGAGGGAGAACATTGCTGATCGTGGTATCTGGACTGCTAAGAAAAGATACATCTTGAATGTATGGGATAGTGAAGGTGTTCGATATGAAGAACCTAAACTCAAGATGATGGGTATTGAGGCGGTTAAATCTTCTACACCAGCACCTTGTCGTAAAATGATTAAAGACGCACTCAAGTTGATGATGAATGCAACTGAAGAAGATGTAATTGATTATATTGATGCTTGTCGTAAAGAATTTAAGACACTTCCACCAGAAGATATAGCATTTCCTCGAACTGCATCTGATGTTCGTAAGTATTCTGCATCTTCTACAATATATGCAAAAGGAACTCCTATACATATACGGGGTGCATTATTATTCAACCATTATGTCAAACAGAAAAAGTTGACTAATAAATATTCACTTATCGCTAATGGAGAGAAGGTCAAGTTTCTCTATCTTAAAAAACCGAATATTATACAAGAGAATGTATTATCATTTATTCAAGATTTTCCTCATGAACTTGGTCTTGACAAATACATCGATTATGACCTACAATTTGAGAAAAGTTTTGTAGAACCTCTCAAAGCAATTCTTGATGCCATAGGTTGGAACATCGAAAAAACTGTAAACTTAGAACTATTTTTTACCTAATGGATTTGCCTATTAACGACAAAGAACTTTCCACTATTATCAGTTCACTGACTTTGGGTGGGGATACTGCATTATATGAAAAACTTAAATTAATTAAAGATGTCAGAGATAATAATCCTGGCGGACCTTATAAAAAAATACTACGTGATACTTATGGAATGGTAATTTAATGGATTTTTTGAAAGAAATAGTAAAAGAAATAGGTGATGACTACACCCAACTCGCAGCAGACATCGACGAAACCGAAAAATTCATCGACACAGGATCATACATCTTTAATGCAGTGGTTAGCGGTTCCATTTATGGTGGTGTATCTGGTAATAAGATCACTGCTATCGCTGGTGAAAGCAGTACTGGAAAGACTTTTTTCTCACTCGCTGTGGTTAAAAACTTCCTTGATAATAATCCTGATGGTTATTGTCTTTACTTTGATACTGAAGCCGCAGTTAATAAAGGATTACTTGAGTCTAGAGGAATTGATCTCAAAAGACTTGTTGTTGTTAATGTGGTGACAATTGAAGAGTTTAGGGTTAAAGCACTTAGAGCAGTTGATATATATTTAAAGAGTTCTGAAGAAACTCGCAAACCTTGTATGTTTGTGTTAGACTCTTTAGGTATGCTTTCTACAGAGAAAGAAATACGAGATGCTTTGGATGATAAACAAGTGAGAGACATGACCAAATCTCAACTTGTAAAAGGTGCATTTCGTATGCTCACTTTAAAACTTGGTCAAGCAAATATTCCCCTTATAGTTACAAACCATACCTATGATGTCATCGGATCTTATGTCCCTACTAAAGAAATGGGAGGCGGCTCTGGTCTCAAATATGCGGCCTCTACAATCATTTATCTCAGCAAAAAAAAGGAAAAGAGTGAGAAAGAGGTTGTTGGAAACATTATTAAAGCTAAGACACATAAATCGAGACTCAGCAAAGAAAATAAAGAAGTAAATATACGTCTTTATTATGATGAACGAGGATTAGATCGCTATTATGGTCTCCTAGAATTAGGAGAACTTGGAGGAATGTGGAAAAATGTGGCTGGTAGATATGAAATGAATGGAAAAAAAGTATATGCTAAGGCAATACTTTCAGATCCAGAAACTTATTTTACCGATGATGTGATGCAAAAACTTGATACCATAGCAAAAAAAGAATTTTCTTATGGTTAAAGTATATGATAATACAATTCCTGATGAATTATGTAAAATATTAATAAAGTTATTTGAAGATAATATAAAACACCAAGAATATTTTAATGAAGATAGTTGTCCTTGTTTTACTCAAGTTAATATTAACAAAATATCTTTAAAGATTGTTAATAATTTAATACCTTATCTTGCAGATGTATATCGAAGATATCGAAAAGACACTAAAAATTATTATTCACCACCCATGAAGGAGTTGGAGGAATTTAGAATTAAAAGATATAATACTAGTGGTGATGAAAGATTTGATAAACATGTTGATGTGAATGATATTGCATCATCGATTAGAGCAGTTGCATTTTTATTTTATTTAAACTCAAATAATGGAAATACCATTTTTCCTAATCATGAGTTGAATATTAAACCAGAATGTGGTAGAGTGGTTGTGTTCCCACCTACTTGGGAATATCCACATGCAGGTCTTCCACCTTCAAATAATTCAAAATATATTTTGAGCACTTATATACATTATGGAAAGAATTGAGACTACTATTCTCAGAAACTTAATTTATAATGAAGAATATTCTAGAAAGGTAATTCCTTTTATTAAATCAGAATATTTTGAACAACGATCTGAAAAGGTGATCTTTGAAGAGATAACTCAATTTATTGTAAAATATGGTTCTTCTATTACTATTGAAGCTCTAAACATAGAGACTGAAAATAGAACAGATCTTAATGAGGAAGAAGTAAAGCAAGTTAGAGAAATTAATAATTCTTTTGTTGATTCTGTTGTAGAAAATCAATGGTTGATTGATTCTACTGAGAAATGGTGTAGAGATCGTGCTATATATTTGGCACTGATGGAATCTATTGCACTAGCAGATGGACAGGATGACACTAAAGGAAGGGATTCTATTCCTAGTATTTTGTCTGATGCTTTATCTGTGTCTTTCGATAATCATATAGGTCATGATTATTTAAATGATTATGAGGAAAGATATGAGACATACCATAGGAAGGAGGATAAGATCCCATTCGATCTTGAATACTTTGATAAAGTTACGAAGGGTGGTCTCCCTAATAAAACACTCAATATTGCTCTTGCTGGCACTGGTGTTGGTAAGTCTTTATTCATGTGCCACATGGCTAGCAGTGTCTTACTCCAAGGAAAAAATGTATTATATATCACTCTCGAAATGGCAGAGGAAAAGATTGCAGAGAGGATTGATGCCAACTTACTTAATGTCAATATACAAAATATAACAGATTTGCCCAAACCTATGTTTGACAGTAAGGTTAATAATCTTGCTAAGAAAACACAGGGAACATTAATTATAAAGGAGTATCCAACAGCGTCAGCACACTCAGGACATTTCAAAGCATTACTTAATGAATTAGCATTGAAAAAATCATTTAGACCTGATATAATATTTGTAGATTATTTAAACATATGTGCTTCATCCAGATACAAGGCAGGTAGTAATGTTAACTCTTACTCATACATCAAAGCAATTGCGGAAGAACTTAGGGGGTTGGCTGTCGAAAGTAATCTACCAATCGTTAGTGCTACTCAAACCACTCGATCTGGTTTCGGGTCTAGTGATATTGACCTTACTGATACCTCTGAGTCATTTGGTCTTCCTGCAACTGCTGACCTTATGTTTGCTCTCATATCTACTGAGGAATTGGAAAGTCTCAATCAGATAATGGTTAAACAATTAAAGAATAGATATAATGATCCTACTATTTTCAAAAGATTTATTGTGGGTATTGATCGTGCAAAAATGAGATTATATGATGTAGAACAATCTGCACAAGATGATATTATTGACAGTGGGAAAGAAGAGGAGTATAATAGTGAAGAGAAAAAACCTAAAAAATCTTTTGGTGATTTTAAATTTTGATAGTTGAGAGAGTAAAATGGTTTAGTGCCACTGTAATTCTGATTGCTATGGTTTTTCATGTCATGGGTTGGACTCCTTGGAATAGTATTCTACAAATGATAGGTGCTGCTGGTTGGGTTTATGTTGGTTTTAAAATGGGTGAACGTGCGATCATCTTAAACTTTCTCCCTCAATTTTTTATTATAATTCCTGGTTTGATTGTTCTTTATATGCAAAAAAAATTCTAATGACAAAACAAATAGATACTCAAAAATATATTGAGTTTGTAAATGCTGTTACTTCTGAAGAGAGTAAGTATGGTGGCCATTTTCAAGATCGTTTAAGAGAGTTATACTCTAAAGATTTTAATACTCATAGAGCATTAACTGCTGCACTCGGACTATGTGCTGAGTCAGGTGAGTTTACAGAAATTGTTAAGAAGATTGTCTTTCAAGGTAAACCAGTTACTAAAGAAAATCTATTTCATATGAAACGTGAACTAGGTGACATCATGTGGTATTTTATCCAAGCATGTATTCTTTTAGACACTACACCAGAAGAGATCATTGAAATGAATGTAGAGAAGTTGAAGAGTAGATATCCTGGTGGAGAGTTTGATGTTCACTTTTCAGAGAACCGTAAAGAAGGTGATTTGTAAATAAAATGAATCTTGAAACCAAATTAGTTTTTGCACTGGAACACGTTGCACATCTTGAAGATCTTATAGTAGATAATGAGTGGGAAATGTATTTAACACAAAGTATTTCAACTATAAAATATGAATTTCAAAGACAACTAGAATTAGAACAACAACGAAAAATAAATGAAAAATTTATTTAAGAATGCTAAATTAAAAAGATTATTATCTAAATTATTTCCAGGTAAAAAAATAACTATAATAGATAATAAAGATGGCTCACAAACTATTCTTATATTATAAGAGTTAAACAATTAGAAAAGATGTACATATATAATATAGAGTATCAAATATTACTATGAGAGAACAACTAATTAAAGCACTTTTAGCACATGCACAAGGAGACATTCAGAAACATGTTGCGAATGTTGAGGTTTATTTAACTAATCCTGCAGGTATTGGTGAGCACTCTAATATAGTAGAGGCAATCGAACAAGAATTAAATGAGATCGCTAAGTATCAAGATCAGATAGAAGTAATAAATAAATACTTCAAAAAGTAATATATGGCAGTCATATCTCAAAATTTATATTCAAAATCTGTGGGGGTTATTAATAATAATCTTTACGATTTTGGTATTTCTATAGATGATAAAAAAACAAAAGGATCTTACATATATCTTGAATGTGAGGAAGATAGATCTGATACAAGATCTTCACTTGAAATGGAACTTGAAAATATTTCGGGTATAACGTGCAGTAGAAAATATATTAAATCCAGATCCTCAATGGATATGACAGAGATTAGTGGTTTTGGTGATAATTTATTTTTAGTATATAAAGATAGAAAGGGTGGTATGAAAGAAACCACTTTAAACGCATCTATAACAGAATTATTTCCTGCCATAGCATTTGAAAAAAAAATTAGTCCTACACTACTCACTGATAAATTTTATAATAAAATAGTTGCTGCTCATGATCCAAAATTAAATGTATATAAAAATAAAATTGCATCTGATGCGGGTAAAGACACAATAGATAGAGCAAGTTCATCATCAAAATTTGATGACAAAGTAGAAAATGCAAAAGCAATTACAAGATTTTTAATAGAAGAAAATAAAAGAAAAAAAATTAATAAAGTTGTTTGGGGATATCGTAATAATACAAAACCAACTGGAGTTGCTCCAAATCATAAAGGAGATGTATTTCTCGTATTTGATGATGGTAATATCTTAGGTGTTTCGTTGAAAGCAGGGTCTGCATCATCAGCAGAACCACAATTTAATAGTTATGTTAGACCCATATTTACCTCTTTTAAAAAACTACCAGACTTTGCAAAACTTCAGAAAACATCCTATAAAACTTTTTATAAGGGTATCCCAAACATACCTAAAGAAAGCATGTATGGTAAACCACAAATGACTAAAGTTGTTGGAGCATTTGAAAATAATAATACTAAAAGATATGAAGTATTGTATGATGAGCAACTTAAATTTGTTAGACAGTATCTTTGCGATATGATGAATGAATATCCAAAAAAAGCAAAACAATGGTTACTTAAAGAAGTTGCTAAGGAACAAGAGGATGTTCCTTTAATAGTTGTAAAGGCATCAAATGATACTACTAAAATTATTGATGATGAGAACGTGATAAAAGATTGTGTTCAGACTTCTAAAAAATCAAATGGTATAAAAGCATATCCATCAAAAACATCTAAGCAAAATTGGCATATTGATTTGACTTGTAAAACACATACAACTACTTTAAATTTTTCAATTAGAACTAATAAAACTGGAATAAATCATAAGTTAGGCCAATATATAAACCTTGCTGTTAAGTTTAACGGACTTAAAAAAAAATGAACTCAGAAATACTAACTCTTATAAAGAGTTTTGAACCTGATTCAAAAAATCCTAAAGAAAGGTATTCTGAGTTTTTGTATTATTGTTATTATAATCTTGATAAAATGATAAATAATTATAAGTTTAAAGATTTTGATAGGGAATTACTTATCAAATATATTCTTGTACATAAGAAAGAGATAACTATACAATTATCCAAATGAAATCATTCTTACAATTTTTATCTGAATCCACAGCAGTTCAGCAAGCCACACGTATGGGTTTGACTGGTGATGGTCATGGTGGATGGTATGATAAAAATGGTGAGTTTGTAGCAAAGACAGAGAAGGGTGTATTAAAATTTTATAATAAAAGACAGAAAATTGGACAGCAAGATCCTAGACAATCTGATAAAGAAAAGAATTTATCACAGACAACATCAGCACAATCACAACAACAGGTAGAACCACAACAACCTGTATCACAGAATGATGATCCAGAAGGCCCAGTAGAACCAGATAAATTAACACCACCTCAAGTTGAAAAAACAAAAGGAACTCTTACCATTGCTTTTGGTAGATTTAATCCACCCACAACAGGACATGAAAAATTATTAGATACTGTTGCTAAATCTTCAGACGATGGGGATTATGTTATTGTTCCATCAAGGAGTCAGGATAAGAAAAAAAATCCACTAGATGCAGATCAGAAAGTTGGTGTGATGAGATCAATGTTCCCTAATCATAGTGAGAAGATTGTTAATGATCCTGCCAATAAAACCATCTTTGATGTATTAAAGAAGGCTCATAATGATGGTTACACAAATGTAAGATTAGTGGTTGGATCTGATAGACAAAAAGAATTTGATAAATTGACTAATAATTATAATGGATTGCAATATGATTTTGATCAGGTAGAAGTTCGTTCTGCTGGTGATAGAGATCCTGATGGTGATGGTGTAGAAGGAATGTCTGCATCAAAGCAGAGAAAGTATGCTGCAGAAAATGATTTTAATAATTTCTTGAAGGGTGTTCCTACTACCATGAATAGAAAATTAGCAAAGGATTTATTTAATAATATTCGTTCTGGTATGAATATTAAAGAAGGTTGGAACTTATGGGAAATTGCTCCTATATTTGATTGGAAAAATCTTCGTGAGAATTATGTAAACCAAAATATCTATAAAGTTGGGCAATTAGTTGAAAACCTTAATACAGGATTTATTGGTAAGATTATTCGTAGAGGTGCTAATTATTTAATCTGTGTTACCGAAGATAAAATTATGTTTAAATCTTGGATAAAAGATGTAACTGAATCAGTTGTTAATGGAACCACTAAATCTGGTGTTCCAGCAGATCAAAGAGAAGTTGGAACTGATTCACTATTAAATTATACTAAGTCAATGGTACCTGGAAGTGAGTGGGGAAAACATTTCATAAATAAGTATAGAAAAAAGTAAGTAATTCTTGGTTTTAAAATGAGTAAGAATATTGTTGAGGAAAATCCTGTACAACAGTCTAGTACACCATCCCAACCACAAGGTCAAGGTGCCACTGGTGGTCAAGATAAAATTAGAAAACAGGCTCGTCAACTTGCATATGACGTGAGATATAAAGTAAAGCAAGGATTTAAGGATGGCCAAAAGACTGATCCTGCGTCTTTAAAGAGAGCATATGCAACTCAACTTGGTAAGTCACCTGCACCAGGCCCTGTTAAATTACTTGCTAAAAAGATGCTTATTGGTGAGGAATATGATTTTGTAGATATTTCTGAAACTGTAGATAATGTTATTTCTAATGCCGTTAAAAGAATTTTTACTAAGGTAACTAATCTTGAAGATGCTGATGGAAATCTTGCATTTGAAGTTACTGATGTTGTTAGTGAGGAAATTGGAGAGAGAAAATATAAAGTTAGAGTAAAAGATAAAAAGAGTGGTAAGTCATATGTTCGTATGGCAAACCGTTCCAAAATTTCTGAGTTAAGAAAAAATCCTAATATTGCTTCTGTAGAAATGACTGGATATGGTTCTCCATATGAAGGTGAGAAGAAGAAAGGTTCTGATACTGCTGCAGTAAAATCAGGTAAAGGTTTATCTGCGAAAGATTATGATGGTGATGGTAAGAAAGAAACACCAGAGGCAGAATATAAAGGTTCTAAAGATAAGGCAATTAAGAAAGCACTTACTAAAGAACATCATCAGAAAGATGCTAATGGTAAAGTTATAGAACATGGTGATGGTACACCAAGTTCTGTTGATGAAGCATTTATTGATGAAGTTAAGGATACTGATATTGATAATAATACTAAAAAAGTTGATGTGATGAAAGGTAAAAACAAAATTAATATTAACCCTAATCAATCAGAACAAGTCGAGACAATGGAAAAACCAAAGGAAGATTCTAAGGAAAAGAGAGTTAGACTGATGAAGCGTATGATTTTACAGAAAAAAATGCAAGCTGTAAGATCTGGTGCTGGTGCTGACATTGTTGCACATAATGAATTAAAAGGTAAGGTAGTTAATGAGAAGAAAGCTGCCAAAGACTATGATGGTGATGGTAAAATTGAATCAGGAACCGATGAATACATGGGATCTAAAGATAAGGCAATTAAAAAGGCGATGGGTAAAAAACATGATTGTGCATCTAAAGTAAAGCATGAAGAATATGGTATTGGTAATCCTGTAAAAGGAATGCACGATCTTGATGAGAGTGGAGACGTAGCACATTATGATGTGCTATTTGATCATGGTGTTGAGAAAAATGTTCCTGTTACTTCTTTAGAAATTTTGGAAGAAGGTATGCATGAGCATGTTATTCAGGGTGATGTTATTGAACAAAAGAAACCAAAAAATTGTGGTTGCGGTCAAGATCCTTGCATAACTTATGGTAAAAAGGATATGGGCGATACTATTGAAGAAGATGCTGCTAGAGTTTCGGACAAAGCATATGATCGAGCAAAAACATTAGCTAGAGCAAGGCATAATAGAAAGGATCGTGGAGGTGTTGGTAAGAATGAAAGAGCAGGTTATAACTTATCAAGATCACAGTCAAGTCGTAATACCGATACTGCTACTCAGGGAGGTCCTCAAACAGGTGGTGGTCCTAAGTCATTTGGATATGCTAGAAACAAGAGCAATCCTGTAAAATCCAAGAGTGGTTATGATTCTGGTGGTCAAGGACATCAAAAAAAGGCAGATACAAAGGTCACTACTAAGAAGGATGGAAAGACACCTTTAAAGACACCTCGTTATAAGTATTCCACAAAACAAAGAGATGATATGGGTTTCCAAGGAAGAATGGACAAGAGAGATCCTAAAAAGAATCCAAAGCATACTGCTAATACACAAAAAGAAGCATATGTTACAAATCAGATCAGAAAACAAGATCTTGATTCTATGAGAGATAAAATTCGTTCTATATTAGAGAATGAATATAAAGATAGAGATCCTAAAACTGGTGAGACTGATAGTAAACCATCGGGTAGTGTAGAATTTGATGGTGGAACAGTTATTAACCCTATTGGAGATCCAAGAGAAATGCCCACGGCAATTAATCTTGTTAAAAATAAATTAAGAGCAAGAGGTATGAAAATATAATGAAAACCTTTAAACAATTTGTAAGTGAAGAAGGTTATGATGTCGCAAGAGATCAAGGAAAAGTAAGACCATCTAAGGATAAGAAAGATGCGACTACAATGCCACCAAGTAAAGAAATGATGAAGACACAGAAGGTAAACAAAGGTCCTTCTGCTTTTGATCGTGTTAAAGTAAAGTATGATAAGTCTGTTATGAATGTAAAGTAATGCCAGCAGTATCTAAAAAACAACAAAAATTTTTTGGAATGGTTCGTGCGACCCAAAAAGGTGAAATGAAAAATCCATCTAAAGAAATTTTAGATGTTGCAAATGATATTAGTATGAAAGATGCAAAGAAATTTGCTAAAACAAAGCATAAAGGTTTACCTGAGAAGAAAAAAATGAACGAAGACAATGTGCTTAAGAAAGTTGCAAAACAATTAGACGGTGCAAGTAAAATGCACAAGCAACAAGCTAATAAAGTAAGAAAACATATAAAAGATATGCACAAAGAGGGGATGTATGATACAGATCCTAAAACAGGAGAATCACCTGTAGCAACTTCAGTTAGAAAAGGAAATAAAAAGAAAGGTGATGATAGACTAAAGCATTTTGCTAAACTTGCTAAAAAAATGGTAGGTGAAGAAAATATTGATGAAAAATGTTGGAAAGGATATGAGAAGAAAGGTATGAAGACAATGTTTGGTAAGAGATATCCAAACTGTGTTAAGAAAGAAGAGATTGAAAAGGTGAGTGAAGCTACGACTGATTATGGTTCTCAAACTGCACGAGATAATGATGACAATAAAGCAGCAGTTGCTGCTAGAAAAAGGATTTATGATCGTGCTAGTGAGAAAGACAAAAATACGATGGATGCTCGAACAATTTCTCAACAAAGAAATAAGGTTAGGGATGATAGAATGAAGGCAGACCAAAATAAACCCGAAGTTGATAGTGTAGGTTCTTTGATACAAAAAAAATTAAAAGTTGGAAAATTTAAAAAAATGAATGAAGATGTAAAAAGAGATGAGTATGGAGATCCAGTTGGAGGGCCTAAGATATCAAAGAAACAGAAAGCAAAAAATCTTTCATCAAATACGCCTGATGAGCAACATACTACAACCACTTCAGAAGCAAAGTATGAGGTTGGTGCATCAACTTATGGTAAAGCATCTATCAGAAACAAAAGAAAATTTGGCACAAAAGGTGAGAATCCTGATCCGTTAACTGGAAAGAAGATTACAAAGGATGCGACAAGAGGAGAATTAATTGATAAAAGAAGAGAAGAACATAAAGCAAAACGTGGTGTTAAAGAAGAAATAGTAACAGAATCAGATAAGAAAGGGAAGGGTAGTGGTAAGAAAGATGCTTGTTATCACAAGGTAAAAGCAAGTGCTAGTGTATGGCCTTCTGCATATGCATCAGGTAGATTAGTTCAGTGCCGTAAGAAGGGTGCTGCTAATTATGGTAATAGTAAGAAAGAATCATATTCTTGGAGAGAAGATTTTACCGAAGGTTCTCTTCATAAATGGTTCAAAGGATCCAAGTCTAAAGATGGTAAAGGTGGTTGGGTGAATGTAGTCACAGGTGGAACTTGTGCAAGTGACGAACCAGGTGAAGGAACACCGAAATGTGTATCCTCTTCAAAGAGAGCAAGTATGACAAAGGCAGAAAGACTCTCTGCATCAAGAAGAAAAAAGAAAGCAGATCCAGGTCAACAATCAAAATCTGGTGCTGCAAAACCAACTTATGTTTCAACTGACAAACCTAAAAAGAAAATGAAAGAAGAAATTCAAATTACTGAGGCAGACAAAAAAGGTAAAGGTAGCGGTAAGAAAGATGCTTGTTACCATAAGGTAAAAGCAAGTGCAAGTGTTTGGCCATCTGCATATGCATCTGGTAGATTAGTTCAATGTCGTAAAAAAGGTGCTGCTAACTATGGTAATAGCAAGAAAGAGGAAGTAGAAATTAAAACATCAGTTCAACAGGCAGTTCAAGCACTTGATGAAGTTAGCAAAAAAACTTTAGGTAGTTATGTCAAGAAAGCAGCAACAGAAATAGGAACCAGTGCTATGAAAGGTGACTATAAGAAGATGCAGAAGAGACACAAAGGTGTATTAGATGCAAGTGATAAACTTCAAAAAGAAGGTGCATATATGGGCCCTGACAAAAAAGATTTAAAACAAATTAAGAAAATGGATAATCCTAGTTATGCTAAAAAATTAGCAGACTATGAAAAGAATATGGATCCTAAGAAACGTCAGGCACTTAAGGATAAAGCAACTAAAGGTATGAAGTTTACTCAAGAAGGATCATCTTATGGTTTATATAAAGGATCAGGCAAAGCAAAAGGTGCGATGAAAGATTTTCTTGATAAGAAAGCAAAGATGCTAACTAAGAAAAGAAATGCACAATCTGATGCTGCTAAAAATAATCCTCATTTTGATAGCACACAACCTTCACCATCAGGTAGAAATAAGTATGAGCAAATGTCATTTCAACAGTTTCAAGAGAAATGTTGGGCTGGATATGAAAAGAAAGGTATGAAAACAATGTTCGGAAAAAGGTATCCAAACTGCGTTAAGAAAAAATGAGAAACGAACCGTGGAATAATCAACTGGATAATAGAAACTATCTATCTCCAGTCGG